ATCCGTCGAACCTCGGTCTGATTGAATCTTTCCAGCAGACCAAGGAAATCTACGGCGCGTCCATCCTGAACACGGCGACGACCTACAATAACGCGGTTGCAGGCGACGGCGTTGCGCTCATCAACACGGCTCACCCGATTGACGGTGGTACTGTGGCGAACCGCCCCACGACCGACGTTGACCTGAACGAGTCCACCCTGCTGAACGGCATGATTGCCATCCGCACGAACTTTAGGGACCAAGCCGGTCTGAAGGTGTTCGCTCGCGGTCGCAAGTTGATTGTCCCGCCGCAGTTGGAGCCGGTCGCAATCCGTCTGACGAAGACTGAACTGCGCCCCGGCACCGCCGACAATGATGTCAACGCTGTGCTAACCACTGCTGGCGGTCTGCCCGAAGGTTACATGGTGATGGACTTCCTCACCTCGAACTTCGCGTGGTTCCTGCTGACCAACATCGACGGCCTCTCCTACATGGAGCGGGTGAAGTTCGAGATGGATATGCAAGTTGATTTCGTGACCGACAACCTATTGGTGAAAGGCTACGAGAGGTACAGTTTTGGGTACTACAACTGGCGGTCGATATGGGGAACCTTCCCGACATCGTAATAATCGGATAGGGAGTACACACCATGACGACTTCAGCATTTGCTGGTCCTCTTGTATCGTTCGGCCAGAGTCCGTATTCGGCTCTCGAATACAATGCGGAGGCTGGCCCCTCGATGTTCTACAACGGGTCGGGTATTCTCGACCCGCGCCTTGGCTTCACCTACGTCCCCGGCCAGGACTTCGGTCAACCCATCTGTGGGTTCCTCGGCGTCAATGACATTGTGTCGTTGAACTTCAGCTTGGTAGCCAACTCCGCGACTTCTGTTGCGGCTTCGGCTCTTGTGGCTGCGGCAACGCCGATGACACTGGTCTCGTCTTCGTCGGCTTCGACCGGCGTGGCGACTGGTGTGACGATTGCTCGTTCGGACACGAATGCGCTTGTCACGGGTCTTCTGGCTCTTGATGCCTACACTTCGGTGTCGGGTTACATCTCGAACGGCACTTCGGGTACTGCGGGCAATCTGTTGATTGTCCCCAGCGCCCAGAGTACCGCCCAGTTGACCATCGGACAGGTCATTTCCGGCACGGGCATCGCGACTGGTACGACGATTACCGGCTTCGGTCCTGCAACGGGTACGACTGCCGCAGGCACTGGCTTTGCCGGTGTCTATACGGTCTCCGGTTCTCCGGTGGCTGCAGGCACGAGCGGTTCGCCGATTACCATCACGGCCACGAATGGTTCTTCGGCCATCAGTGGCGTGTTCGCCTCGCGTCAGCCGTTTGGTTCCGCTGGCTCCGTCCAGTTGTGGAACCCGCAGGCTCTGTGTTCTCGTGCGCTTATCATCACCCCGTCCACGACGACCACGGCTCAGGTGGTCTTCGCGGTCTCCGGTTACGATATCTACGGGTATCCCATGACCGAGAACATCATCGTTCCGACGTCTTCATCGTCGGCGGTGACGGGTCTGAAAGCGTTTAAGTATATCGCGTCCATCACGCCTTCCGGCTCTGGTGGTGCGGTTTCTTATTCGGTCGGCACATCAAATACGATTGGCCTTCCGTTCCGCAGTGATAACTTCGGCGACACTATCGTGTATTATGCCGCCGCAAGCCTCACTGTGCCCCTGCTGGTGACCAGCGCGACGGGTTATACGCCTGCCGTGACCACTCCGGCTACGGGTACCACCATCAGCACACAGACGACCGGCGATGTCCGTGGCACTTACGTGTTGCAGACTGCCCCCACCTCTGGCTCGGCCCGTCTCGTTGTTCGGCAGTCACCGCTGCTGTATAACGTCCCGACTTCGACCGGCCTATTCGGCGTTACGCAGGCGTAACAGGAGACAGGTTATGAAACACTACAAAGAGCATCACCATAAGCACCGCGCGACCGGTGGGGTTAATGAGGCTGAAGAAGACCTCATGAGCCATCCCGAAGAGCGCACCAACGCCAAGGAAGTTGACCACGAGGCCGAAGAGCGCAAGCACGGCGGTCATGTGAAGCGCAAGCACAAGCGCGCCCGTAAGCACGGCGGCGGTGTGCAGAATGAAGGCCACAGCGTTCATGACAGCCTTCACAAGCATGGTCATGACGGCGTCCATCACGCTGGTCCCGACGAACACAAGTCCACTCTGAAGCGCAAGCGCGGTGGTCATGTGAAGAAGCATGTTGGTCACATGGAAGGTGAGCATGCTCATCACCATGCCGGTCGCAAGCCTCGCAAGTCGGGTGGCCGCACTGGCTCTGACACGAATCCGTTCACCTCGGCTCGTCACGGCACTGTGCCGAAGGGCCGTGGTATTGAGATGGAATACGAGTAAGAGCATTCCGAAAGGGGTGTAGAGCGGGGGCGTAATGCCCCCGTTTTGCTATAGAGGTTGATATGTCGAAAGCCTGGACACGCAAGGAAGGCAAATCGCTCGAAGGTGGCTTGAACGAGCGTGGGAGAGCATCTCTGCGAGCGGAAGGCCATAATATCAAGAAGCCGGTGACGGCATCTGAGGCTTCTAAAAGCCCCGAAGCGGCGCAGCGGCGAGAGAACTTCAGAACCCGAATGTGCGGAATGAAGGAGAAACTCACCTCCTCCAAGACGGCACATGACCCCAACAGCCGGATTAATCTTGCGCTTAAAAGATGGGACGTAAAGTGCTAATCTGTTTAGGCAATTCTTTTGAAAGGACCACCAGATGCGTCCAGTAACTGTCACGGTCGGACCTCTGGCGACCGCTTCCGCCAATAACATTGTTACGTCACAGTCTGTTGCTGCCGGTGCCACGGCGGTCTTCACGACCACGGCAGTGTCTGGCGGCTCTTATTCGTCGGGTTTCGCGGCAACTGGGTCCACCATCTCTGGGAACCTCTTGACCCTCGGCACGATTACGTCCGGTGCGCCGGTCATCGGTCAGTTGGTTCAAGGAACGGGTGTCCTGGCTAATACGTTCATCCAGGCTATCGGAAACTCGAATAGTACGTGGATTGTGTCTCGCTCGCAGACGGTCGGCAGCACCACCATTTATGGCGCTCCCGTTATGACGATGGATACTCCCCGGAGGATTCAGATTACCTCCGCCGGTAACGACAGTTCCAATACGTTCACGATTGTGGGGACAGACAGAACCGGCAATCCGCTGACCGAAGTCCTCAATGGCGGTAACGCCACGGCGGTCTATACGGCGACCGATTTCCTCACGGTGACCCAGATTTATCCGACGAGCGCCACGGCCAGCACGATTACGGTGGGAACCAATGGCGTTGCATCATCTGCGTGGGTTCGGTTTGACGAATACTCGACATTCCCGACTGCCATCCAGGCAACTGTGACGACGGCGATGGGAACAAGCCAGACTTATACTATTCAGCAGACGCTGCAAGACCCCAATAGCCCGACGAACCCCGTCGCGCCGTATTTGCTTACGTGGATTAACTCTGCAGACCCTGCGGTCGTTGGTTCAACGATTTCGGCGCAATCCAGCTACACCTACGCCCCTGCGTTTGCCAAAGTCACCATGAACTACGGAACCCCCACGGCGGCGACGACGGGTGCGGTCAGTGCCATCTTCACGCAGAACGCATCGTCGTCATTCTAAGGAGCATGTTTCATGTCTGGTCTTACAGATAGTGGTAATTTTAACCAGTATGCGGCTCCTATCGTCACGACATGGACCCCTGCAACTTCGACCACGACCAACGTCACGCTGAACACAGCGGGCCTTGACACGGTCGCTATCACGATTAACTCGTCTGCCGGTATCACGGGTGGGCAGGTTCAGTTCAATGTGTGGGACGGCGCTGCGTTCATTCCGGTTAAATGCGCCCGTCTTTCATCTTATAACACGGACAGCACCTACACGATTCCAAGCGGTGGCGCTATCAATGGGTGGACGGTTCCTTGCGCTGGTTATCCGCAGTTTCAGTTCGTCCTAAACTCAGCCATCACTGGCTCTGGCACTGTGCTGATTACCACTATTGCCAGTTCTGCCCCTGATGTGTCGATTGTCACGGCTGGTATTGACCCTAATTCAAATCTTCCGCCGTTCGCGGCCAATTCCGCCGCCCCTACCGCTTCCAATGGCCTCTCCAGCGTTCGTTCTGCCGGTATCTCAACGACTGCTGCTCAACCGGTGAAGGCATCTGGCGGCAAGATTCATCGGATTATCGTCGCGAGTTCGGCCACGGGTAACAATTACCTGAAACTGTATAACGTGGCATCCGGCTCCGTTGTTGTTGGGACGACCACTCCGCTTTACACCATCACTGTCCCCCCGGCGGGATTAGACTGGCTGGATACCTTCGGCCTAGCGTTCTCGACAGCCATTAGTTTCAACGTCACTGGCGCATATGCCGATAGCGACACCACGGCTCCGACTGGTTATACTGCTCAAGTTGATTACGTCTAAGATGGAGTAGGCCCGTGACCACCAGCGGCACATATCTGTTCGCTCCGTCGCTAGGTGAAATCACGCTCTATGCGTTCAACCTGTGCGGCATTCGCAACACGGCGATTCTGCAGGAACATATGGAATCCGCCAAAATGGCGGCAAACCTCTTGAACTCGCGTTGGTCGGCTCAGGGCGTAAATCTCTGGGCCGTTGACCTCCAGACGGTTCCCCTTGTCCAAGGTCAGGCGACATATACCGTCCCCTCGACCACGATTGCCATGCTGGACACCTACATCACGGTGACCACTGGTTCGACCTCGACCAATCGATACATCAGTCCCATCAGCAGGACTGAATACGCCTCGTACTCGAACCCCAATTCGCAAGGGTTCCCGACGACCTATTGGTTTGACCGACTCTTGTCTCCCACGGTGACCTTGTGGCCGGTACCTGATGGCAGCGAAACCAGTCTGAACTATTACCGGGTGCGGCAGATTCAAGATTCCAACTTTGCCGGTGGCGCAAACGTCGAGGTGCCGTTCTATTTCCTTGAGGCTTACGCTCTGGGTCTGGCGCAACGTCTTGCCATGATATGGGCACCTGATAAGGCTTCAGGTTTGAAACTCCTGGCAGACGAATCCTACACGATTGCCACCGAGCAGAACGTCGAGAACTCGAACTGGTATATCTCCCCGCAAATCGGCTCTTACTTTAGGGTCTGACAATGGCATATGCATCCAAAGCGGGCCGCGCGAGGACGAACCCCAATTCTCCGCAGGCTCACGCCCTATGCGACCGATGCGGTTGCCGGGTGAACTTCACCGATTTGCAGTGGCAATTTGATTATCGCGGTCGCGCGCTGATGAATCTCAAGATTCTGGTGTGTCGTCATTGCTTGGATAAGCCTCAAGACCAATTGAGGGCAATCATCCTGCCTCCTGACCCGCAGCCCATCATCAATGCTCGTGTAGAGGACTTTGTATCAGCGTCTACGGACTACTTAACCGTCGCCGCGCCCACAGTCTATGACCCGACGACCGGCATTCCCATCCCGTCCACGACTACTTTCGTTACCGATTCTGGGCTGAATGTGACCTCTCAACCCATTGGGCCGCCGGATGCGTTGCAACCCGGTGCCGTGATGCCTTTATTCGAGGGTGTCCAATATGGAGTGGCTATTCCGGTCATGTCCATCATCTCCAATGGAACTCCTATTCTGACGGTGACATGTTCTCAAGCTCACGGGCTGTCAACCAATGCTCAGGTCTC